GTATTAACAATTGCCAAAAGACCAGACATACCATATTGACCTGCCAAAGCTGCAGCCGTTTGTGCTTTTTCAGCTTTAGTCAAGCCTGAGAATCCTTGTCTCAATTCGCCCATGATAGTGTTGAAATCTTTCATGTTTCCCTTGGAATCTGTCAAGCTCACTCCCAGCTTTTCCATAGCTGCAGCTGATTCTTTTGTAGGCTTTGCCATTTTAGTGAACAAGTTTTTCAGGGCTGTACCAGCCTGAGAACCTTTGATTCCACTGTTTGCCATAAGACCGATAGCAGTGGACACGTCTTCCACAGAAAAACCAAGTGCCCCAGCAACAGGGGCAACATACTTAAATGTTTCACCCATCATACTGACATTGGTATTAGCATTTGAAGATGCTGCAGCCAATACGTCAGCAAAATGAGTTGAATCCTTTGCAGACAGCCCAAAGGCTGTTAATGCATCAGTTACGATGTCAGATGTGGTTGCTAAATCTTCGCCTGATGCTGCGGCAAGGTTCATGATTCCTTCAATACCATCAAGCATATCAGCAGTTTTCCATCCTGCCATTGCCATATAGTTGAAGGCTTCAGCTGATTCTGTTGCAGAAAACTTTGTTTGCGCACCCATTTCTTTTGCTTTGGCTCTGAGTTGTTCCATCTCAGCACTTGTAGCTCCAGAAACAGCCTTGACTTTGCTCATTCCTGCATCAAATTTTGCTGTAACCGCCACTGCCGCAGCACCCACACCTGCAAGTGGTACAGTCAGACCTTTCGTTAATGATCTACCTGCGGATGTAGCTACAGAACTGAATCCTGCCAATTTGTCCTTGCTGGTAGCAGCTTCTGACTGAAAAACTTTCAGATCATTAAGTGCGGATTTGAACCCTGACTTGAATTTACTGGTATCAAGATCAAGATATCCCACCGCTTGTCCCATGTTTACGGACATGCTACACCTCCTTTCTTCAGATCTCCGTATATACTTGAGAAACTTGTGTATTTTTTCTTGAAAATTGGCTCTTCACCATCATCAATTTTCATCTTGACAAATAAACAAGCCTCATCAAGACACCAAGCAGCATATTCTTCTTCAACATGCAGCAGGTCTGAAGGTCTGCACCGATACAGACTTGACATGTTAATCAGTTGTAGAATTCTCCTCGTTTTCACGAAAAGGTTCAAGGGCTTTGACCCCTTCTTGAGTATAGTTGAAGATAAACATGTACTGCTCATCTGTGAGCTCAATACCTGCATTGTTCAGCTCTTTCCAAGAAGGCTCAACAAATACAGCATCTGCAAGTACATCAATCAGATCAAACATATCCTTCATAAACTCATCATCACGGTCAAGTTCCTTATCAACTCCACCGCTGAAGAGCATATTTGCCGTTCTCAGCAGAGAATTTGGGATTTGACCAGATTTAACAAGTTTCAGCATCGATGGTCTACGCAGTTTTGCGTAAAAATCCTGACCCTGAATAAATGGTGGGAGCTTGACAATCTCTCCACCTGACATGAGTTTTAACTGATCGATGCTTGTGACCTTCATTTCCATGACTTCCTCCTAAATAAATGAGTGAATTATGCCGCAGCCGTTGGCAGGCTGTTGACGTATGTGATAGTGTATGGTGCTTCACCAATATCTGGGGCACTGTTAATTGTGTATTCTGGTGCTCTGAATGATCCGTCCTCAGAGTTGAACGCAATTGGAACACCCTGACAATTTGGATATGCTATGCACTCATAACGAACAATGACTCCTGCAGCGTTGTACTGAGCTGAGTAGGCTTTCAGTGTGAAAATTTTGCCCTTCTCATTGCTGCCTGCTACTGGCGGTGTATATCCTGTGACAATACCGTCCTGACCCTTGGTGAGTGTTCCACCCTGCATAAGCTGTACAAGCTCAGGGGTGAATACGTTGTCGGTGAGGGTGATTTTGTTTCCTGTCAGGGTTTGTGTTCCGAGCTTTTGAGCCTTGAGCACTCCCTTGACTACCAGCTTGACTCCCTCTTCCTCTTCAATCTGTGGTTCTACCTGAATTTGAGAGGCAGTATCCAGAATGTACTCATCCTTGTTTTCTCCCTCTTCTTGAATAGTGACCAGATTGACATCAATGGTTGGAATTTCTGATGCTTTCTTGATACCCATATTCTACCTCCTTGTATTTTTCTTCCAGTTGTAATACTGTGTGCTGATCATATGAGCTTTGACCGAATCATCATAAAAACTTGGGGTTCTGAAATGCATTGGTCTAATCATTGGAAACAACTCATCCATGATTGCTTCTACTTGATCAACATAACCCTCTAATGTGCTATATTTGTCTTTTGGAACATAACACATCAGATCATATAAGTCTTGGCTGCTGGAAATTTCCGTTGAGTCGATTCTTCCAGCAGTTTTAACAACAACATAAGGTGTTGTACACTCTCCGGTCTTTTGTCCAGGGGAATACACAGCAATCTCGTGTTCTGCCAGCTTTGTATAGATATCTTCCCAGCGTGTATCTGCCATGTTAACTCAGCCTTTCTAAAAATCTTTCAAATGCAGGCATGATTTGGTTTGCCCCCACATATTCAAGTGTTTGAGGAATGATTGCGAACCGCTTTTCATGAGCCAACTCCAACCAAATTCCATAATCAACCCCATGAGCCAGTGTAATTCTGTAACCGTTGGCAATAGCACTTACATAAGCATTCAAGCGTGTACGTGCTGATCCTGTACGGTCGGTCCATGGGGCATTGGATTGAGCATAACTGCGGAGCTTGGTTGCCCCTTGCTCCGCAAATACTCTCACAGCGGCATCTCCTCTTGTCGCCATTGCTTCTAACTTGCTTGACATATCTGAGATATCCATCTTCATTCTGCATCTACCCCTTCAGCCAATTCTTCAATTGAAATTTCATAGGCAATAACTTCATCACTGTACATTACAGGCTCAACCGCAGTTACATAGAATTCAGACTCTGATATCGTGACAGAGTCGCCTTGTTGAATGGTCAGTTTATTGTCTCCGTCGCACAGAATACCCTTGTTGATTTTCGATTTGACTGATGCCCCTTCTGTATTGACCAATTCCACAAAATCTCTTGCTGTAGCATGGTAAATACCATCAACACTTTGTACAAGTGTACCTCTGCCACTTTCAGGTTCTTTATACTGATTCAATGCTCTGCGGTAAAATTCATGAGTTGAGCCATACCAGCTTATGACCAGCCGCAGCTTTCTGTATACAGCAAATGGTGTCCTTTTCATGTTAACCTCCAAGTGTACCAGAGTTATGCGGTCTGTAGGTTTGAGCCAGTCTCCTGAAGTAGCTGGATGTGTCCTCAATTTCCAGACCAGATACAGTTAGACCTGTATTTTCTGACTTTAACAGCAGAAGATCATACAGAGCCATCTCAAAAGATTCAGCCTCAGCCAAATACTTCTGCAGTTCTTCATCTGTAAACATTGGCATTTCCTTTTCTCGCAGGATGAATTTCAGTTTGCTCAAATTGCCACTTGCCATTGTTACCCCTCCATCTCAGCTTTGATGATGGCTTTGATGTCCTGCTTGGTTTTTGCAGCCGATATATCAATATCATGTTCAGCTGCATATGCCTTCAGCTCATCCAGTTTCATCTCTGAAATAGGAATTTCCACCTCTTCATCCTCATCAGGCACGTCTTCAGGGTTGATAAGTTCATCCTCTGTCTGCGCAGGAGGCATTTCTGGTGTACTTTCTGGTGCGTTCTCCTCAGGGTTGAGTATTTCTTCATTTTGAGGAATTTCTTTGCTTATATCGCAAATTTCCCATCCTGAAGGTTTATACATTTCCTCAAATACACCCTTGGTAACAACGGTTGTTCTGTTTCCATTGGTTATTTTAACCATGACACCCTCCTTATGGAGTTACATCAGCAATAACGATTTGATCAGCTGTTGGGAAGTCAGGCAGGCAAATCTGAGTGACTTTGACCTCAACATTTACAGGATCAGACTGCTTCATGGTTGTAATAGCTACACCAGTATCAACGATTGCCACATTTTCAACGGCTGAGCTTGCCATGAGGTCAGATTCCTCAGGAGTTGTACCGAACCATGTATTACCAAGGTTTCCTGGAGGCAGCAGAATAAATGTGTCATCCGGAATATACTTGGTTGCTGTGCCATTGTCAGCCATGTATCTCTTGCTGTAAACTGTGACAGTCAGGTCAAGCTCCTCAGCGAGATATGTTCTCAGCTTTGCGTCTGACAGGTACTCAGTACCATCTGAAAGAACCGCAAGTGTCTTCTTGATAGGCCGGTTCTTCAGCATATAAGACCAAGTCTTTCTGCTGCAAACTGCTCTGTTCGGTCTGATACCAGTAACATCTTCGATATCATCCTGCCACTTTCTGATATCGCCAACGATATCAGCATCGGCATTTGTCCAAGCTGTAGAAGCATTAACCTTTTGTGTGGTTGTATCAAGACCATAGTCATAGTCATATGCCTGACCGTTAGATGCGAGTGAAATTTCACCTGTTGTGATCAGCTGCATTCTCAT